AATATTTTTTCTCTAATGTTAAATATGAATTTACAAAAAAAGATCGATACTCCTTTATCAAATTTTGATATAATGCGAATATTAAACGGCAAAACAAATATAATATTATATCCAAACATTCATAAATATAAATCAATCGACGAATGTTTGGGAAGATATGACAATTGTTTAATTTTATTTGAAACCAAGCCATCATTTGGTCATTGGTGTGCTTTATTAAAAATAGATTATGAAACTATAGAATTTTTTAATCCATATAATGGTTTTCCTGACGATTCATTAAAATACATTCCTATAAATTTTAGATTAAGATCTAATCAAGAAATTCCATATTTATCAATTTTAATGTATAACTCTCCATATAAATTAACATATAATCAATATACATTTCAACAATTGAGCAATAATATAAAAACTTGTGGTAGGTGGTGTTGTTTAAGAATTATCCTAATGAATATAAGCTTGGATAATTTTTATTCATTAGTATTTTCATTATGTAAAACTTATAATTTACAACCGGACGAATTAGTTTCAATCATCATTGATTAAAATAAAATAATATGTATAATTATACAATGGATAACGAACCAGAAAGAAGAATAAGACAAATATTAGAAGAAAAAATTGCAATGGGTGGATATCCCAATGATTATTATGACTATGACTATGACTATGATTATGATTATGACTATGACTATGACTATGACTATGATTCTGATTCTGATTCTGATGACGGTGGAGTTTTAGTGGGAGGAGTTAAAGGTAAATCCGTATATTTTGATTTTGTTAGAAAATGGCAAGAAAAACATCCAGAATATGATTGGGTGGAAGCTACCAGAGCTGCTAAAAATGACTATGAAAAAACTAAAACAAAACTCATGGAATCATCAATATCTAAACCAACAAAAAGAAAATATACGAGAAGAAAATCCACTAAAAGAAAATCCCCAAGAAGGAAATCTTCAATCAGAAAATATACAAGCAGAGATATGACAAAAAGAAAAAATGCTTTTGAAAAATGTCGAGCAGCTCATAAAAATAAATCTGTCAGAGTAGTTCATAGAAATTATTTTTGTCCATCTAATGAAAAATGTTATAATACGATTAAAGATAAAAAGAATAATTGCCCGAGAAGAAACACACCATGGACTGAATGTATTAAAAGACATGGAAAAGATAATGATTTAAAAACTATAGCATCTAAATATTATTGTAAAAGTAATCATATTTGTTATCCTAAAAAGATTAAAAATAGAATTATTAACAAAGAAGATGAGTGTGATATCTCAAATATAGAATATACACCAAGTAAAGGAACAGAAACTATATTGGTTAATAAAATTGACAAAATAATAGATTCTAAAGTGAATGAAGGAATTAATAAAATTTCTGATTATTTAAGTGAGTCAACAAGACTACTAGGTGATGCAATAGAAGCAAGAAAAGAAGAATTGTTAACCGAAACTTTAGGATCTAAAGAAATTCCAATAATTAGATATAAACGAAGTAATAGAAGAAGAACGAGACCAAAACCAAAAAAAATGGTGGAACCCATAATTTCCATTTAATAATTTTTGTCTAATAATTTATAATTTATGAATTATTAGAGAGTAAAAACACATTTTTCAGTTACGACATGTTGCGGATAAGCTTTTTTAATAATTACCCACCTTGATTTTTGTGAAATGATTTCATCAATCTGTTTTTTAGATAATCCTAAATAATTTTTCAATACATAATTTATCCCATATGTGCTTCCTGATTTAGGAAAAAAAACTAAACTATGCGCTTCATTTAATATCGTTCTGTTATCTTTTCTATCATTTCCATTTATCAAATGACTAGTAACTAATATGTATATATCATTATGTCTACCAGTTTCTAATATATCATTTTTCAATCTACTTACGGCATTTTTTATTTTGATATCTTGTATCGTGTCCGTATCATCAAACATTACAAGATCATTTCTATCAATATCTTCATGAATATCTATTGGATTTTCAATAATATCATCATCTAATACTATTCTAATTATTCCTAGATCATCTAATATTTTGTCTTCTTTCAATCTAGAAAAAACGAATATTGAATTTTTTGGGAATAATTTTTTGAACATTTTGATATATTCACACGCAAAAGATGTTTTACCAGATCCTGAAGGTCCCGCTATATAAACTACTTCCCTATTTTCAATATTTGGTATCATAGACATTTTACAGCAAATTTTTTTTAATTTGATCATGTCAGATCCATCTTCTGAATTTTCATCAATGTATATTATATCTTTTGGTTTTCCACCTCTAATTATTTGTACAATAGGTTTACCCTCTTTAAAATTTAACATATATAATAAGATTAGATTAATTTTTATTACACATACCAATAAAATAATTACCTTATGTAATAATATAATGAATAATGTTAATGATATTAAAAAAAACATATCTTCAGGTAAACAACTTGTTCAAATGACAGTAGATGAATTAAATTATATACAAAATCCAGTAGGTAAGGCATTATACGAAAAAACAAATGAGAAATGGAAAGATAGAATAAAATGTGAAATATGTAATAAAACTTATACTAGATCAAATAAATATAGACATAATAATACTAAATATCATAAAATGTATGAAGAGATGAATAATAAATTAAGGAAATTATTATTTCAATCCGTAAATTAAAAGAGGATTTATAACATCTACTTCAGACTCTCTGTGTAGATTAAAATTATATTTCATATGCTTTGGCAAAAATTGTCTAGGAGGTGGATTTAGACCAATCCGTTCCATTTCTTCTAAGGTATAATCATTTATCATATCTTTAAAATAATTATACAAGGATAACATTATTTCTTTTTTAATATCTTCATTGTTAGTTACAATGAATTTATTTATTACTATGTCTAATATTTCTAATGTCATGTAATCTATTTCTATGACATGACTCAATCTGGATTTTATTATATCCATTTGTTTATTAATAGTTTCAAGAGTATATTTTATTTTGTCCATTATATTTATCATAGCCTCCATTTCACTTTTTATTTGATATAATAATGAAATATTACCTGTTACTACTGGTGTCAAATCTTTAATTAATTCAATGTCATTTTTTGTTTTAGACAATACCCATAATCTCTTACACATTTTAAACGGATTGAAAAATATGTTTGAGTAATATAATTTTTCTATTTCTTGTTTCATTTGGATTTCATAATTATTAAAAGCTTCTCTATTGTTGAACCAATTATAATCAAGATTTAAAGTTTTCAATATTCCATTCGGTTTTTTTAATGCTAAAACAAACCAATTAGTTATCTCTACAAATTTATCATTAACATAGGTGACCATGTCAATTTTTACATGTGATTTAAAACTTAAAGCTTTTTCTAAAGTCATAACATACCCACCTTTTAATTGTTTATATCCTACAAGTATTTCATACATTGTCCATCTAAGAATTCTATTTTCTCTGAATATGTATGTTAAAACATCATATTCATTAGCTCCAGGATTTATTTTATTCAATATAACATTTATTGTTCCTAATTCTTTATCGTTCAATAAATAATTTTTTTTTAATTCATTCACTTTATTTAAAATACTATTTTTATCAATATTGAAAATTCCGTTGTTAATTTCCCCAATGTCTACATCAAAGCGATTATCTAGACCAACTTTTACCTCAGTTATATAATGCATTTTTTCTTGTTTAACCTTATTCACTATTTCTTGAAGTATTTTTGCAAATTTATTAAATACTTCCTCTTTGGTACAACATTCAATAAAAACTTCGTGCAAATCCAAATCTCCTGGATATTTTTGTATTCTGAAGGTTGCACTTCCAAAAGGTTTCGCTGGATTTTTAGTTGAAGATGATAATAATAATATATTTTTTATTTGGTCTCGTGTGTAATTATCTAGTGGTCTGAATTCAGTAAGTTTTTTAATATTAATCATATCCATATAAATAAAGATTATATAATTAAAGAGTATAATGAATACAAATTATTTTTATAGAGAAAACGATAATGTTTATTTAAATGTGGTAATGCAGAACCATAAATATCTCAATAATGGTATTTTAGATGGAAACATGATGATTGCCGAATATGATGTTACAAAAACCACTCCAATAATAGACAAAGCATCTGATTATTATTGTTCTATCATAAGATTTGATGTACCATTAGAAGGTGTTCCTATTTATGTAATTCCGATAGTACCAAATCAGCCAAATTCAAATTTGACTCAAATGATAATTGGAGTAACTTACCTTGGAGTGGATTATCCGGTTAATATAATTTACTCCCCAGATAATAATTATACTCCTCCAATCCAAGACAAACCTGATTTTCAAGTGATAACTCCATATTATTACGTATACACGTTTGAAAATTTAATAAAATCAATAAACGAAGCCCTAAATCAATCTATAATGAATTCGGGATTTACTTTACCTTCCAATATCTCCAATCCTTACTTTTACATGAATGACGGTGTTATTTCTTTTATAGTACCTGATCAATTTTGTGATATAACTGTAAATCCTAATAGGCCATTAATATTTATGAATTCAATATTGGAAACATATCTTGAAGCGATAAGGGTAAGGTTTATTGGATTTAATCAACCAAATGGTCATGATTTTGAATTTTTATTAGATGGTATAGGGTTACCTACATATAATCAAGCATGTGATGTTTGTGGAAACTCAGTTGCTTCATCTTCTTTAATTCCTCCAGCTAGATCTTCTTATTGGAAAATTACACAAGAATATAATGTTTTAAATTATTGGACATCACTTAGAAAATTAATACTTTCAACTAATACCATTCCAATAGCTAACGAATTTGTTCCAGCTCAAAATAATGATTCTGGAATAAATAATTCGTTTCCTATAATTACAGATTTCGTACCATCGATAGACACACCATCGCAATCTAGATCAGTTGCATATTATACTCCTACTTCACAATATAGATTAGTTGATATGATAAATGATGGACCTTTATTTAAAATAAATTTAAAGATTTATTGGGAAGATAAATTAGGAAATATATATCCTTTAAATATTCCAGCAGGGCAACAGGTGAATGTTAAAATAGCTTTCTTGCGGAAGACACTATACAAACATTCAAATTTATTGATGTATAAATAATTCCGGACCATAAACATTTTCTTTGGTAATATTATATCAAAGAAAATGTCAATGTCTTTTGAAAAATTAAATGTTGTAGAGGTTAGAGACCCTAGAACTATCATAACAAATAAAAGAGAATACGCTATCTTAAGAGCTGGTTCTCAAACTACTTGTAAAACATTTACAACAACTTCTGTTTCTCAATCATCGATTCAATTTTCATGCCCACCTCCTAGCGGATCAATAATCATCGATAGAAAAATGTATTTAACTTTACCAATCAGATTAGTGTTCACAGGTACGGCACCGGCAGGAGAAACATTATTGAATCCATTCCAAGATGCTCCTAGAGCTTTTCCAATCTCTTCCGCGATTGATACTATACAAGTGACTATTAATAATCAATCAGTTTCCATTCAAATGGCCGACATAATCCATGCGTTGTTACATTTCAATACAGACGAAGATTTACAAGAAACTGATTATTCTATGACACCTTCCGCATTAGATCAAAGTCAACATTATAATTATTTAATTGGGGGTACCAGAAATCCTCTTGCATTCTATACGGATACCGCTGATAAATCTGTGATGCCTAGAGGTGCTTTCCCATACACAGTAGTACAAAATACAAACACCTCAGCTATTATCGATATGGTAGTCACTGAACCATTGTTCATCTCTCCATTTTATTGGGGTAAAAACAATTCTAGTGGATTTTGTAATGTCAATACTATGGATTTCAATATTACTTTCTTAAATCAATCTGGTAATAGAATGTGGTCACATGATAACGCTATCTTAGGAAGTGGCGTGCAAACTGTTATAAATTCAATATCAGCTAGTTTCGCTAATTTCACAGGTCCAGCTTTTTCATATCCTCAAACCCAACCATTGATGTTATTCACATATATAACTCCTAATGAAACTCAAATCATACCCACCAATGTTCCTTTAACCTATCCATATTTCGATATTCAAAGATTCCCTACAGATGCACCTTCAGTAGCTGCTGGAGCTCAAACTACTTTGAGTTCTAATAATATTCAGCTAAATTCAATACCAAGAAGGATGTACATCTACATTCGAGAAAGAAATCAAGATCTATTTAGTTCTCCAGACGGAACTGATACTTACTTTTCAATTGAAAACATATCCATCCAATTCCAAAACAAAAATGGATTGTTGGCGTCAGCTAGTAAACAACAATTATATCAGATGAGTGTTAAAAATCATTGCAAAATGAATTGGACTCAATGGTCTGGAGGTCCGGTTAATAGATCGACTATTCCATTCGGACAAACAAATTTATTGTATGGCACAATTGGTTCTATCATCTGTGTTGAATTTGCTTCTGATATTGGTTTGAGTTCTTTGGAAGCCCCAGGTAAATTAGGTCAATACACTTTACAAGTTCAAATCCCTTCTGCAACAAATATTAGTGATAGAGTTATCACTCCTACCTTATATATTGTAGTTGTTTCTGAAGGAACATTTACAATTAGAGGTGTTGGTGATGCTTCTACTAATATTGGTGTGATTTCAAGTCAAGATATTCTTAACGCTCAACAATCTCCTGCAGTAGATTACAGGGATGTTGAAGAAATAAACGGGGGTAACTTTTTAAGTGGTTTGACTGATTTCGGTAAAAAAATATTCAAAGGAGCATTGAAAGTCAATGATATTCTTAGAGATAGTAAATTATTAAGTAAAACATTATCACAAATACCTCATCCTTATGCTCAAGCAGCCGCACCTTTTGCTAGGAGCTTTGGATATGGATGTAATGACTGTGATGGCGGCGTAGTGGTTGGAGGAAAAAGACTTAGTAGAAGGAGATTGCTAGAACAATTGAGAAGATAATCATATTTAACTAATTGTTTAATTAAATATGATAACTAAAGGTAATTGTGTTATTCCTATTTAATGTTGATGTTAATCTTTTACTCATTACAGAAATGTGTTGTGAATTTGTTTCCGCCGTTACTGAACATGATGAAAAAGTAGGATTTGGTGAAGTTTTTTCGTTTGTACAACCAAATCCCGTTAATTCTCCTGAAGTTGAAAAATTACCGCTCTTAGTTCTAGGTATTGGTATTGTTGATTGTAAAAATAATGTTGATTCTACTCCAGTTGCCACTGAATCAAACGTAAAAGATGCTAAAACAATATCACCCATTTGAAAAAATCTTGCAAATAATATGCTCACTGATGTATAGCCACTTGTATTAGATATCATAGGATTCCACTGGCCATATTTTATATCATTTTTTAATAATTTATTAATTCTTAATATGTTACAATATATATCATATTTATTTTCAAGAAATAAATTGGAAATGGACATTATATCATATACATAATTGATAAATTATTATCTCGATTGGCATTTGCAGTTAATCTTTTACAAAAGATATGACCCAATTGGGAACCGATTAAAGCTTCTGAAAAATTAGCAGATGTAGTTACTGGTGTTGTTAATTCTACCGTTGTTCCACTCCCCATCATTTCGCTGGCATTTACAAAATCTCCACTGACTGTCCTTGCCACTGGTAATGTTAAACTAAATTCTGGAGTATCAACTACGCCATCACTAACAGATTGAAAACTTAGAGAAGCGTACACGATTTGACCAATTTGTAGAAACCATCCAAATAACGGAGTAACAGATACATATCCTACTAGATTTGATACCGTAGGACTCCATGCTCCTCCTATTATGTTGAATGTAGTAGGGTCTAAGTAATCTATTCTTTTAGCTCTAAGAATATTACAAAACAAATCATAATTATTATCTAACAGTAAGTTTGCTATTGACATCTATATAATACTAACATAAATTTTAAATTAGTATTATAGATCCTTTTGAAGATTTGATTGTTTCTCTGCCTTCCTACGTAAATAATAGCGTCTCTTATATGCTTTATATTTTTCAGTTTGTTGATATTTTTTATTGGCTCGTTTATTTGATTCTCGTTTCCTTTCTAATCTTGTTTTTTCGTCCAACATTATTAACTATATGTTTAGATAAGATTTTATTTTTTCTATAGTTAAACTTTATGTTCATCAATCTCTTCAAAAAAAGAATCTATTAATTCATCACTATATTCGGCTAAATTCTCATCATCTTCCATATCGTCCACGAATGATACAGTTCTTTTAAATGTGGTCAAATTTGAAATACATCCAGTTCTTAATTTGAATTTTGGTTTTCCTCCAGCTAATAAATCAAATTCCAATGAGTTACCATCATAAAGAAATTCATACAACTTATCTAATTTGTCACAGAACTTCTCTTTCGACATTAAATCTACTGCTGACTTGGTTATACCTTTCATTCTATAATGTTCGCTGAAGGTACCATTATCGTGCATTACTTTATCATAATATGATTTCTTCCCTAATATTATTGTTTTGATGGAATAAATAGCTTGGCTATTATTAATTGGAATGAAATCACAATGAAATTGACCTAAATTTTTACCAACTAATTCCCTTCCATACCTCTTCTTGAACATTTTAGATAATATTTCAATTTTGTCATTTTCAATGTGCATCGAATCAGTATCTTGATAATATATTTTTATATCGTTATCTTCAGCTAAACACATTACCTCATTCATTATTCTTTTTGACATTGCTAAAATTTCTGATCCTATTTGACATGAGTTATAATGGTCTATAATTGGTTTTTGACGTTTCATAATGTATTTATCACATCCGTCTATCTTCTCATAATTTATGATGTTGTTGTAATGTCTAGTAACTTGTTTATTTAATTCTTCTGAACTATCTATGAAATTAATTTCATATGGTCTTTCCTTCATTATTGTTTTACCATATGATGAATTCATTATCAATTTAAATAAATTTTGTATTGGATTTTTCTTATTCTTAAAATCAATTCTCAAATTAAATATTTTCTGTATCACTTCACCTATTTTATTATTTCGTCCCTCATTAAAATAATATCCATCGATAATTTCAAAATCATTGGGCATTATTCCATGGAATTCAATAATATCTTCTAATGATATCTTATTTACGTACATTATATTATTTTCATAATTGAATTTATTAGTGAATGTCCTTACGTTTTTATTATTAACATATGAACATAAAGGAAAATCTCTATCGATTCTGAGATTGTTTAATCTTATTCTAATAAAATATCCGTCTTGTTTATTCAAAAAGTCCATATTCAAATCCTTTGTTTCTATGACTTTTGGAGTCCCTTGTAAATATCCTCCAATTTCTGATAATCTCTTCATCGCACTTGGATAAAGAGATACTCCATCAAAGTCATTTAATTTTTCATGAGTTATGTATTTTTTATTACTATTTGACATGCATCTACCTCCTACAACAGATTTTTGTATATAATATCTGGCTATTCCGTTCAATTTATAACAATTATCGTAACATTGTTCTTTTATAAAATAGGCGTTGGAAAGAGCTGAAATTGTAAGATAGTTATCTATATTTAATCCCAATTGATCTTTGACCCATTGTTTAAATGTAAAGTATCCTTCCATCATTACTTTAACATCTCTCATACAATAATATTTAGCATACAACATGTGACCAAAATTATCTTTACCTACTTTCAAATTCAATGAATCTAAATTTTGTTTAAATCCTTCTACGTCCTCTTCCTTTAAAAATCTAATAGCTTCTGAAATTGGCATTATCGTTTTTTGCACGCTGTCTTGTGTATATAATCCATATGGAAATATCTCTTTACCATAATCTAAATTAAACATACTTGAGAAATCAGCCAATTTAGAATCTATCATTGCATATGTGTCTTTTATGTTAAATTTAAAATCATAATATTTGAAACTGCCTCCACAAATTTTATTTCCGGCTCTATAAATAGGATTATATTTCTGTACATGCTTTACTAAAAATTGTATATCATATGTAATGTTATGAGCAAGCATGGTTATATTAAACAAATTCAAAATTTCTCTGCGCAGAGATTTATTTTTCAATTTATATAAATCAGTTGTGATAGATGATATATATTTTATCAATGCTGTTTTTATTTGCTTCAAAAATTTATCTATACAGTCTTCTCCAGTCATTGAACAACTTGATATTTCTTTATCATCTACGTATATTATGTAACTTATCAAATATGGAACATGTATCGACATGTTTGTTGTTGTTTCTATGTCGAATGCTATTTTAATATCTTTCTTCAAATAGATTAATCGTCTGTTGTCATTTACTTCTATGAAATTATTAGATATTTTCTTATTCAAACCCGATTTTAATATTTCGGAAGTTTTGGATGATACTGTTTTATCATATTTATTACTTTCTATTATCTTATATTCTGATGGATTATTATCTAACATGATGTTTTCAATATTTACGTGCTTTATACTATTTAAGGCAATGCTTTCTTCTGATAATTTAATTTCTGTTAATAGATTGGATTTTAATAATGATTTAATTAAATTTAGTGAATTATTACTATATTTACCTCTCTTAAAATATATTTTATTTCCTTTCTTATTTCTTTCTGATATTCTCCACCAATCTTCGAATCTTTTCACTTCTTCATAATTTTCAATTGAGAATTTTGATATATTGACTTTCTCGTTTACGAAGAAATGATTTTCCAATAAACAGATTTGTATTATATCTTCTTTTTTAGAGCAGTTGCCATATTTATAATTTTTAATTTCCCCTGTATTCTTTGAAACTCCACTAACATTTATACATAAATTGTTATCCTCAATAAATTTTTTCAATTCTGACAAAGGAATATTAGATGATTTGCATTTTAATTGTAATGACATTAATAATTTACAATCAACTCCGGCTAATTTCAATGCATGTATTAAACAATTCTCATCTTCATTAATTTTAGAGTAATCACATTTCGTATATATTTGATATCTTTCTAATTGCTTTATTAAAATATCATTGAATTCATCTTTTATTATGTGATACTTAAAGTATCCACCTTGTAATACATTATTACATTTTGACTTTGGAATATAATGGAATCCTACATTTATGATATTTCTACTATCAGTAGTATACCACCCCCAACTATCTGTCATTGTTACTTCATCCCATTCTGATTGGTTTTCTAAATAACTCAATGAAAATTCATTTATCGTTGCATATACAGTCCTTGTTTTTATTTCTTCGTTTCCATCCATATCTTGATGAATTACATTTTCTGTAATTTCCATAACCAAATTAAATCCCTTTTTTTCTGGAATGTATTTTGCTATTGTAGCAACCATCATTGGGGATATATATATTTCTGGCACTTCTCTGGAATATTTTTTACCATTTATAATGGAAGTTATCCTATGTAGCTTATTAATTTGTTTTAGATTAATTAACTTGTCCATATTAGCTGATCCATCATTTATTTTGTTTATAATTTTATCAACAACATGATTGTATTTACTTTCATAATCATGTTCTCTTATGACACGTCTTAATCTCTTTAAAAAATTTATGACAGTGACATTAGTTTTTTTCCTTGCTGGACGTACACCAAATTTTTTGGCTAGATATACTCCTTCTTTTTTATATGTAAGACCCGTTATCCTTTTAAATATAGATGCAGGAATTCTAGTTGCCATTT